TTTTCTTTTGAGATTAAGAACTTTAACAGTTTTATCAGCGTAGTCTATACACTGAACGGCATAAGACCATCCACATTTAAGGTCTGGATAATAGTCGCGAACATGGTCATGTTCTTTGTTGTTAAAGGTTTCAGAATCTCTATCAAATGATAAACACTCCATAGGAATGTTTTTGCCATTTTCTCCTTTAATCCAATAGACATATCTAGGTAATAAGTCACCAACAAGTCTTACATGATGGTCTTCTTTACCTGCATAGTTATAGGTTTCGATTTTTTCTTTTTGGGCTGAGCCCTTGGTTTGGTTGAATCCAATTGCCATTTTATTTCTCCATTGTCTCCTCAAACATAAAGTGTACCCTTCCATCTTTTAGTTCAAGCAGTCTGTTATTATTTATAATTCCTTCCGATATCGGTGACATCAGAAAGTCTAGTGTGGTGTCTTTTGTATTAACATATTCGTGATAGTTGCGGAATGATGCGACACCTGCATACTCCACAACCTCTTTATCACTAAATGCCCGTCCGCGTTCTAGTAAATCTTTTGGGTTTAAGATATAGCTAGAACCACCGAACTTATACTTGTAAAACTTAAAAGTTTTATCGTAGTAATTTTTTGGTTGAATCTTGTAAGTTATGATCCTAAGTATCTGAATGATGTCACCAACATTCCCTTTGCTTATTCTCATAATCTTATTCCAGTCAAATAGTAACATATATTATAACACTTTCCTGAGTTCTTGTCAAGAACTATTTTTGACCTGCTCTTGATTTTTCCCATCAGCAAGTTTTTTAGCGTATTCAGGGTCTATAGTTGCATGAACATCTGCTGCAGCCATCTGCACTAAGTTGCCTTGGAATGTGTAAGTTCCAGTATGTAATAGTTCAACCATGGGTAGTGACCAAACATCTATCCCTATTTTCCTTACATTTTCACAGAACATATAATCTTCACTCAAATATCTATTCTGTTCGTTGATTATACAATCAAAGTATGCCATGATTTGCTCTCCCGGTTTAAAGTCTCCTTCCCTAAGGTGGTCTGGAGTGTACTTGTACTGAGGATATGCTTCTTCATATTCTTCAAAAACACTTCTTTCTATAATCATAAATCCAGTTCCAGCTTCTCTAACCTTCACAGGTTCAAATACTGGTGCTTGTCCATTTGGATAAGCTTTATGGTCTGGATTAAATACCATATCTCCAGCAATCAAAGATAATCTTGATGGGTCATCGTCATACAGTCCGCTTTTCGCAGCCATCATAACTTTTTCCCAAGCAATGGTTTTCTTTGGATACAAACCTGTAAATATTCTTAAAGGTTCGTCTGTATCTTGTGCTTCAGCAATTAAATGCAACATATACATTACATCCATTGCTTTCCAAGATATATCACTATCAATAAAAAATAAATGTGTTGCGTCTGACTTTAAAAAGTTTGCCACACAATAATTTCTAGCTCTAGTAATTAAGGATTCATTAAATAAATAATAAATCTGTGATTGTACACCATGATTCATAAATACTGCTGTCATATCCATCAAACATTTAGTATACAGTCCTGTACACATACCTCCATACATTGGAGTAGCAATATAAGGTTTCATTTCCCTAATCTTGTCTATGTTCAGTTCTATTTTTCTTCCACCTTCTTCGGTCATAATATGTTTACCTCATAATCTTGTTTTATGTAGTAGCCCATTCTAGCGTTAGCTTGACGAGCTGCCGTCTTTCCTTTGAGATGAATATCGATAACAACAGGTTGTTGTTTACCTTTTTTATCTCGTATTACTCTACCAATAAGCTGCGTGAGTAAAGGCTCATTATTTATTGGTGTACCTAATACTAAACAACTCAATTCATTTAATGATATGCCTTCCGAAAAAATTGACTGTGTACCAAACAGAATATTCTTATCTTTCTTAATCATATTCATAGTATCTTCTCTTTCTTCAAAACCCATATCTCCTGTTATATGTACTGCTTTATCTCCACAAAGTATAGCACACGCTTTTAAAAAAGCGACTCTATCTGAAACTACTAATACCTTATGTCCTTCTGCAGCATATTTTGCAGCAATCATACTCACACTATGGACATATTCTTCATTTGTTGCCAAATGATTTATGCGTTCTGCCCAAGGAGTATAAGCGCCATCTAAAAATCTTATATCAGACTGAACAATATCAATCCTAGGTATAAGATAGTTTTCTTTTGGTGGTTTGAATACATTGTTTCCAAAGTAATCTCTAAACACCACATGACGTCCATCTTTTCGTTCCAATGTTCCTGTCAAACCAACCTTATAACGAGCAGGCATTTCGTCTACTATTCGTGTAAAAGTTGGACTACTAACGTGATGCATTTCATCTAAAATCACAGTTCCAAAAACTTGTTTTATGTCGTCCATTTTTCTGTATAAACTCTGAATATTCCCGACCACGATAGGAGCATCAATTTTGAAGTCTCCACTACCTATCCTGCCTGGTTCAATTCCAAAGCATTTTTGTACTTCTTTTTCCCACTGATTTCTTAAGTTAGTTGTGTGGGTAACAACTAATGTTTTCTGACCAAGCTTCGCTGCGATAGCTAAACCTGTAAATGTCTTTCCCCAACTTACCCATGCGTTAATTATAGCATTGTCATTTACCTCGTCATGTACTCGTTTCTGGCTTGGTCGTAATTCAAACTTAAACTTTTCATGTTCGACTGGCGATGTTACACGCTTATCGATTATCTCGTAATCGGATGGGATTAAATCCTCTCTTCCGATAGGTATAGAAACCAACCCCTCGCGAATAAATCGTATTGTTTTGAATACGATAGGTGGGTCTGACGGCATGCGAGGGGCTAGTGTGTAAGTCAACTCCTTTTCGATTTTATTATGCGTTTCTGTATTTACTTCTAAATATATTCTGTTACTTAGAACTGCTTTCATTTACCCTATTCCTTAAACCTCTACTAGAAAAAGAGTGTTTTCTATTTGTGTAATGTACAGGTATATCTAGTTCTTGTCCTGTAAAATATTTTTCTCTATAATCGTCTCCTACAAATCTAACATCTATTTTAGTTGATAGTAACAGGTCAATTAAACTTTGTTCTGTGTCGTACGGTATTATCTTATCTATATACTTTACCGCGTTTAGTTGTGTAAATCTTTCATAGACTGATTGTACAGGTTGATTTTTCTCCTGTCTATCAATGCTTGGGTCAGTCTGCAACCCAACTATTAAGTAATCACAATTAGCTTTTGCTTCTTTTAGCATTACAATGTGTCCTGCGTGTAGCAAATCAAATGCTCCACAAGTAAATCCTATCATTCTTTTTCTATTTCCTGCATATGTGATATATCTTGTTCTACCCAAGGCTGGCTGTACTTAGGTACATTATTATTCCAAGGACTAGACCATCCAATTTTTGAGTTTCTATTTCTTACATGAGCGGGCAATCTATGTCCACAAACTTCTCTTAGAAGATATTTTTGAATCATCCAATCTTTTCCAAACTTTTCATTGTGTGCTAGTTTCCATTTACCAGCGATAGCAAATACATATTTTACAAAGTTTTGTCCAAGAAATACAGGTCTTGACTCTAAGCCAAACATTCCACAAGTTTGGTCTGTTGCTAATATATTTTGTTCAGAAGTACAAAACATATCTATAAATAAAGAATTGTTTATAAAGTCATCTCCATAACATTTTGGTATGTCTGGATTAATTTTTATAGACCAATCTGTATACTTCTTGTCTAATCTTTTATTATGATGTGTATAACCACCAAACATCTCATCTGCACTATCTCCTGTAAGTATAACTTTACATCCTTTAGCTTTAGCAGCCTGACATAAGGCATATCGAGGAGCTCTTCTGTTATGGTCTGACCATGCAAAATGAGTATTATTCATCCACATTCTACCGTAGTGTTCTACATAATTATAAGGCAGAGTTACTACATTAATAGGTATATTCCATTCTTTGCAAGTTTGTATTGCCATTTTAGATTCGTCTCTCATACCTTGAAAGTCAAACTCAGTTTTTTCTTGACCATATGCACAAGTAAATACTTCTAAGTCTATATCCATATCTTTAACTACAGATAAAACCATTGTACTATCTAATCCACCACTTAAAAATAATCCTGTTTTTTGTTTACTTTGTGCAAGTTTTCTAATATTATTTACTAACCTTTCTTCAAAATCTTTAGGAACTTGCGGATAAAATGTTTGCATTAAATGAATATCCCATAAGTTTTTTGACTTCATTAGTTTTTTTGTAGCAAAATTATACTTAAATATTTCTCCAGGCATTACCTTTATAATATCTTTATATGGTGACTCTCTTTTAAACCATTGTCTTTGCCTCTTGTACTGTTGAGTATGAGAGTGATTATATTTCTTTTTAGTAAAACTTTTCAAACTTGTAGAAATAGTAATATCTTCGCCCTTTTTATATATCCATAAAGGTTTAGCACCAAAATGGTCTCTTACTGCGGTAAGCTCTCTTGTTTCCGTATTATAATGTACGAATGAGCCATGCCAATCAGTAGAAGATAAAAATCTCAGTCCATATGTTTCAAATCCATTTGCTAAAAATAGCGTATCATTATCAACATTAGAATCATATGCTTCACCATTAAATACAAACATATTATTATTTTTTGTTTGTATTGGTTGCCAGCCTTGTACTCCTCTTATATCAAGCAAAGCGTGACCCATAGCAATATCCTTATTTCTAGCATATCTACACCCGTCAGGGCCTCGGAAAGCCTGTCTTTCTGTCATATTCTGTATATTATCTATATCAGTTGTTACTACAAATCCACACATTATTCTACTACCTTATATCCCATAATTGAATCTACTTCTAAATCTTCCCATTTTTGAAACTCCACATCATAGCATATAAGTTTATCCCCACTCTGTTTCCTTATATGAATGGGTATATCACAGTGCAAGTCAGAAAGAGTATATTCTCTATCATATACATTATTAGATTTCAGACTTTGAAATGTAATTAATACTATGTGCTTTTCTAGTTTTTGTTTTAGTTTCTCGATATCCATTTTTTATACCTTCTTTTATCATACTTGTTGTGTGTTCTATTACATATAGAACAGACAGTATATTTATATCTATTCCCCTTTATGAGCTCTTGTCTCATTTCATTTAGTACTGGATGATTATTCCAGACTTCAAAGAAGTTATCTTCTTTAATATTTCCAAAAATATTTGTATCTGTCCAATCATTACTGCACAGACTTATATCTCCTGTCCAATGTATCCACGCTTTAGTCATGGGTAAAATACACGGCTCTTTTAAAGTTTTATCACTTGCTATAACATTATTATATATGTCATTTCTATTCTGAACTTGCAAAGGAGTTACTTCCCATTCTTCGGGTTCAACAGTTTGATCCCAATACCTATGTTCTTTTGCTGGAAGTATTGCTTTTCTTCTTTCCATTTCTTCTTCACTTTCATAAGTATTTATTACTGCTTTATCAAATAATGCAAACCAGTGTTTTCTTTTATCAAACTTATACCCATTAGTTAATATTCTAGTTTTATATAGTCTCCAAGGAGTATGCAGTCTGTTTATCATATCTTCTGCACGAGGGTGTAAACTATTTTCTCCTCTACCACTCCAACATATCCAACCATTATATTTAATTTTATCTAAATAAGTAATAAAGTTATCAAATACTTCATAAGGCATATGTTCATTAATATTTGGATATCCTTTAGACCTTGGGCAATAATTACAAGTCTTATTGCAGAGTCCTGTTACATCTATATTAATTAACCAGATAGCTTGCGCCATGCTTTTAGATTTTCCTCCATGTGTCTTTCTTTTTATCCTCGCAATATTCCCATATTTTCCATGGAATACCTTGTTTATATAATACTCCTGCCCAACTAGACCCCGCTATTGGTGGTCTACTCTCAATAAATGGAAAAGGACAATCCTTTAACCAAATTACTGATGCAATATCTTTCTTCTCAACTTTTCTTATTTTAAGATATTTTAATTGAGCTGTTGTTGTTTTTTCATCATACCAATAAACTCCATTGGTATCTATAAAATGCTTTCCCCTATGCTTCATCATTCCTACTTCGTCATCTATTTGATAACGCAAAGGATATATACTTTTCATTGGTGTTTGCAGCCTTCTTATTCCTATACTACTACCATCCATATTTTTATCATCTACTACTTGGTCACCAATAATAACCAGTCCATCTATTTCTTCTGGCTCTTCATTTATGACGTAAATAGGGAATCTAATTTTTTGCATATTTCCTCATAAGTTTCATCAAAAATACTTATCTTTAATATTTTTCTTGGTTTATCATACACTACAGCTCTATGTCTTTTAGTAGTATCAATAACTGCCATTCTATACTGAAACTTTTCGGCTTTTTCTCCTATTTCAATATGCCCTGCACTTTCTAAATCATCATTTAGTAAGTAATTTATAGCACATTTAGTGTCCCAGTCAGTATGCCAAGGTATAGTTTCAGTTAACTTTATTATTTTCATGTTCCATCTACCGTTAAACTGAACTGGAGGTATTCTAGTAAAAGTATATCCCTCTATAGTTTCTTTACCGTGATGTTTATATTGCTTCCATTTATAATTATAACTTGTGATACTCATCCCATCTCTCTAATACTTTATCAAAAGGTTCATCAAAACTTAATACTAAATCTCGTCTCTGTATTCTTGTTATAGTTTTTAAACTATTCATATCTACTAATAGTGGTTTATCAGTCTTTACCTCTAGTCCAACACTCCCTTCATTGTTTGAGCTTACTATTTTATGTCTAGATTCTTTATCTATATGCGTAACATTCCAAATGATTCCAGTCTGACCCAATACAGGATATTTAGCATAAAAATCTTCCGGCATAACTTTTACAAAGAAAAGTCTACAATGCATCTTTTTAGAAAAAGGAACTTTATATTGTGCTACTGCATCTAAATACTTGCGGGTAACGTCTGTATGCCACATATTACCATCAGCGTTTGCGTAATTATTTAGGTCTACTTCCCATTGAAAGTTTGTGCCTTCTCTAATTTCTTTTATCCAATACTCTTTATCAATCGGATAACGTATTGTTTTCCATAGTTTGTCTAATTTCATATCCTCTTCACTTGTCTTTCCAAGACCAACCCTCTTCAATAGATGATTGTACTCCTTGAATAAAATCTCTATCTTCTTCTGATAATATTGACCAAAACTTACTAACATCTAGTGTTTGATCGTATACTTCGTCAGGATTCTTCAAATGAAAATCCTCGTTCATAAGCATCTCTATTTTGTCTAGTCTAATCTGTATTTTTTCTTTAAGATTCATAAACAAACACCCAATTTTTTCTACCCGCTGGGTCAATATTAGTTCCTATTTCTCTACATCCAAAGTCGAGAAAGACTTGTCTGCCCTTCTCATATGTAATCTCTAGCATCATGTTAGGACTACCTAAATTATTTTTGCAAAACTCACGCCCTGTTGTTAAGTCATAAGTTGATGCACCCCCTTTGTAAGCATCTTCCCATGCTTGTCTACGAAATGCGGGATAACGATACTCTGTACCATCATCTCCTGTAAATACTTTATTTGTGCACAAAGCATTTACGCCTATCATTAGTTGTGGCTCTATACCTAGAACTGTATCATATGACATCATATAATATTGATTTTTATCATAATGTGCTTCTAAGTCTTGATAACAGACCTGATTTCTTACTATAAATCCTTGTATTCTCAACTGTATGACTCTATAAAGTTCATCAGTTGTTAATTCTTCATAAGGTTTAACTATCGTAACTATTGACATAATTAACACTCTCCTGTACTCTTAGTTTAGCTTGTTTAGCTGTTTGTTCTGAAAACCATCTTTCGGCACACTTTTTACATCTACCACACGTTTTTAAATCATCTGTAGGATTATTACAAGTAAATATTAAATCATATAACTCTTTGTTACTTCTTACAAGTAATGATATTATTTCTGCTTTTGTCATCCACTCAAAAGGAAATATATTGACAGGTAGATTCATAACTGAGTTTAAAGATACTTGTGTAACTTCTAAAACATCTTCGGCATCTACTGCTAGTATTCTATTAGGATATCTTAATTGTACTCTTTGTCTAAAACTATCTTCTGCACTAGAACCCCATACTATATTTTTTACTCTCATCTTGTTTCCTTTTATGAGTTGTAATATAGCTGATTGATACTGATATACAGCAAAGAGTCCTGGATTATCTTTAGGAATATCACATACAGTTGTAACTAAAGGAACTCCTAGTAACTCACATTGTTTTTCAGCAGCTTGTTTAGATGCTTCAAATATTTTATTAGGGTCTGCCTTATCTGCTAAGTGTAGACCTACAACTTTCATACCTTTATTTACTGCATACAATAAAGCAGCAGTAGATTCAGTGCCACCACTTACGCATACTACAGTATCTTTATTTTTCATAATATTCAAAATCTTTTCTCCACCACTCTTTTACAAAGTTTTCTGCTTTCTCTGACCATATACACTCTTGTGTAGGAGATACATTATCTACTCTTTCAGGAAGATTCAACCACTTCCATATAGTTCCTTCTTCTAGTTTAAATACTTTTACTTCTTCTCTTATCCAAGTCCATTGAGGTAAAAACAAAATCTCTATTTCACTATTATGGGCATGAGTTCTATCTAGGTATATATCTATATTATCAAACAGTCTCCAAAACTGACCTTTTGGTAAGTATTGAGAAGCTCTTTCTGTCCACTCTGAGAACTCCGTATTTACTAGCTCCAGCTTACACAAGTGCTTATAAACACTTTCCCATCTTGCCATAGGGTATCTAATTTGAGTTATATATTGATAGTCAGGATAGAAAGGTTTATATCTATCATAAGTAGCGTGCATATTATTTACTTCTACCCACTCGGCTTTATTTGTCTTCCATTTTGAAACTGATTTTAAACCAGAAGTCCATGTTTTCATTGCCATTTTCTTATCTTTAGGTAAGCGGTATAGCCTATAAGCTGTAGTTACAGAGCTACCACCACACTTTGGTATATGTATAAATATTATTTTATCGTTTTCAAATATCATATCCGAACTGCTTAAAATCTCTTTTGTAGTATCTAGTAAATAAACTCTGTGCTTCATCAGACCAGGTTACTTCTTTTCTATTAACTGCTACATTTCTTTTTCTTTCTTTTATACCTAGTCGTTTCCATATAGTTCCTTCTTCTAATTTATGAACTTCAACTTCTCTATCAATCCAATACCACATAGGCTTACCCATTATCATATATAAGGACTTTAATTGATCCTTACCCTTTCGATCAAAGTATTTATTCATATTTACAACACCTTGACACTGTACTATTATTGTTTTTATAGTCCAATTATTAAAATCATATTCAAACTCTTTGTGTCTTTTTAAGTGCCAATACATACTTTCCCATCTATCATAAGGGTTTCTTACTTGAGTTATAAACTTGTTATACCCTCTATATTTGTACCAATCTGCATACATATTAAACTGATTATGAAAACAGTTTTGTGTTATACTTCTACCACCAGTCTTTGGAATATGTATAAATACAAAATCTCCAACTATTTTACCTGCTAACGCTTCTTTACGTCGCTCTTCTCCCATAACTTTAATATTAAAGCTACGTCCGTCTTCTCTAGAGAAGTCCATATAATTTTTCAAACTTACCAAGAGAGTAATCGTCTGCAACATCAAAGTCACAACCAACTGGAGCGTCAGGTATTGACAGTCCTCTATCTTTTTGAATAAACTCTTTCAGTTTCTTACTATATAGTTCTACCTCATCTTCGGGCACTTCTGCTAAAATGGAGTCATGCACTAGAGCAAAGATCTTTGCTTTCATACCAGTCTTGCGAATATACTTCTGAGTATCGATTGCACCAAGCAGATTGATGTCGGATGATACAGACTGTACTAGTGCATTTACTCCTGACCTAACTTCGTGAGCAGCGATTCCCTTGTCTTGTGAAAAGACATTTGGTAATCTTCTCTTTCTTCCGAAATGAGAATAAATAAAACCATTAGCTTGAATAAACTTCTGCATATTATTTAACCACTCTCGCAGTTTGGGGAACGCTTCAAAGTAATCTTTGATAACCAATTGAGCGTCTTGCATAGTAAACTCACTACCACTATCTTTAGTAACTTGTTCACTAATCTTTTTCGGGCCTGCTCCATACATAATACCAAATGTAACAGCTTTAGCTTGTTGTCGTTTGTCTCCGTAGAGTTCTGCGACTTCTTCAACTTCACATGGAAGTTTGAATACTTGCTTAGCAATTGTACTATGGAAGTTTCCTCCAGACTTAAACACATTCATCAGACCTTTATCATTTGCTAGCACAGCTGCACAATATACTTCTGCAGTAGTTAAGTCCATGGCAACTATTTTATGACCCGCCTTTGCCTTGATACAACCCTTAACTGTGGGATTGTCTCGCGGAAGCTGTTGCATATTTAGTTTACCACTACTAGATAGTCGGCCTGATGTAGTACCATGAAGGTTGAAACCAGTGCGCAGTCTGCCATCTCTATCGAGATTCGGTATAATTTTATCAAGATATGTATTCTTAATTTTAACCTTTTGTCTGATTTCTAAAATGTGTTTAGGTACTTCGTGTTCTTCGGCAAGTTGCCCAAGAACTTCTGCGTCTGTGCTATGAGCACCAGTACCCGTTTTCTTACCCGTTGGGGCTAAGCCTATGTAATCAAATAGTAACTCACGAAGTTGTACTGTACTATTTGGATTAAACATACCTCCTTTGGCTTTTTGATATGCTCTAACCTCAGGGAAGGATTCAAGAGCAGCTACAGCTACATCAATATCTTCCTGCATCCTTTTCTGTCCAAACTCTAGTCGAGCAAGGTCAAAAGGAACACCGTTAGATTCTACATCTTTAAGGAATCTTACTCCTTCAATAAGAAGATTTTTATATACCCAGTATAATTTATCATTTTTCAATATTGCTGCTTCAAACTTTTCAAATAACAAGAAGGTAACTATGGCATCCATTGCAGCATAGTATTTCATTGTTTCAAATGGAATCATAGAATAACTAAAGTCTGCTTTTAATATTCCTGTTTTCTTCTTGTACTCTTGTATATAGTTATCAAGTTCTGCCTCATAGTCTCCATATGGAGTATGATTCATGGCTAGTTGTTTTAGTCCATGTGTTCCTGGGTTTTCGTCAAACATATAGTGCATTAGCATTGTATCTTCAAAGTTTGGGAACTTGAAGTTGAAATGATACTCAAACCATTGTAAATCAAACTTACTGTTATGAAATACAACTCGTTTCTTATCAAATAGTTCTTGCATCATTTGTTCTGCTTTATCGTCTATACATTCTGTGTCTACATATACACCATGTTCTTTTTTGTATGACATAGAGAAACCAAGCATATAACCATCACGGCAATATAATGCTGATGTCTCAGAGTCAAGTGCTATGTAATTGTTTGGGTGGTCTAACGCTTCTTGTAAATACTTATGCAGTTCTTCACTGTCTTGTATACCAAAGCATCTGTCTTCGCCTAGCGTCATTTGTTTTAAATCTCCGCTTATGTACCCCGATATACTCTCAATTGCTTCCTCGAACGACTTCTTTGCTTCTGGTCTGAACTTTATCATAGCAGGGTTAATTAAACCTAAAAACTTATCATCAACAATTTTTCCATTGTACTCTGTTATTGATGTCTTTCTTGTAAAGTTTTTGAAAGGCTCTGAACCTACTAGAATGAGCCAATCGTACGAGTCGATATCGATTTCAATATCAACATCTCTTTTTAATATTTTCTGTTTTGAACTATCTGAACACAGGGCATACCTATCATGCTCGAAGTCAAAGTACTTATCATAATTAGTACTTGTCATTGTTCTTTCTATTATTGCTACGTTAGCCATATAATTTTTCCTTTAATCTTTCTATTTCTGCTTTTGTTAAATTGCCAGGGTCTATATTATCTCTTAGTTTTACTACTCTAGCACTCATTTCTAATTGTTCTGCTAAACTTTTTGCTTGTTCAGCAGCTTGTCTACCCGCCTCATCCCCGTCAAACATAATATCTAAACCTTGAACGCCTTGTAGCTTTAGTAGACTTAGTTTGACCCAATTCACTTGTTGTGTACCAAATGTGCACACTGTATTTTTGAGACCTTTGTCCCAAAGGTTAAGAGCATCAAAGATACCCTCCACCAATATAACTCTGTTTTGAAAAGGTTTTACTTTTGCAGGGCAAAAGGGCATTTCTGCCCCATTGGGATAGATATAGTACTTATTTATTCCTATATCATTTATTGCTCTGCCGATAAGTGCAACTGTTTTTCCTGTGATGTCACGAATAGGGAAGATGATGCGGTTCTCAAACTTGGGAACATTCCAAGTAAAAGCATCCCATATGGCTAAGGTATCTTCGCTTATATTACGAAAACCGCCACCTTTCCATGCTAGTCTATCTTTTGGGAGTGATATACCAACGGTTTCTGACCTGACTTTTTGTATTCTTTCTTTGATTCTGTGCGCTCTAACTTCTAATGGAGAAGCTGGTGCACCATAATATGTAAATAGGTTTCCTTTGAAACCACAGGAAAAACAGTGAAATATCCCTGTAATTCTATCGACGCGCATTGAAGGGTTACTATCATCATGCTCAGGATTTAGACAATGAATCTTCGCATCCTTTCCCGAGATGTGGTATTCAATGTGTTTCTGTTGTAAAAGTTCTTCTGCCGTCATTATTGTATATATTATAACCGATTTTCGGTTGTGTGTCAAGAACTATTTTAGGATATTCTTCTTGTGCTTCCATGGTAGTTCGTCACCTAGCCTTTCATACTCTCTAAACTTTGGGTCGTCCTCATAATACATAGACTTCCATACTAACTCTGCCATTTGAAACCAAACAGCAACAGCTTTATTCCTAAACTCTTTGTCTCCCCATAGGTAATAAATTAGCCACCATTCTTTATCAAACCTACATACTCTAACTTCTTGTTCCCATAATTCAGGTAATTCACTAAGAACTCTTAGTCTTTGACTTCCTGCAATAGGGTACCAGTTAGGCATACAGAGAAGAGGAGAACGCACTCCTTCTTTTCTTAGTGCTTCTTTTAGCGGTTCGTTTGGTGGAACATTTTTTATATTTTCTTTGACTTTATCTTGTTCTAACAACCATCCTATTGTTCTTACATACCATGTATGCGGAGGCAAAGGCACTAGCTCTGCTGTTTCTCTACTTACTCTATCATCTGCCATTATATATTACCATTGTGTATATCTTCTATTGTTTCTTCGTACATAGGTCTAAAATCTTCCAAAGTTGGAAAACTTATATTTAGTTTCGTTTCTTGGTTAGTATATGCAATCTCTGCACAATGACAATGCCATGCTTCTTCTAATTGGTGTTCTGTGTATAAGACCATACTCCCGCCCTCCTAGCGTCTTCCTTTTGTCCTTGTTTTCTTATTTTTCTACTTCTTTCTGAAATAGGGTTAAGCACCCATAAATATTCATTCTTTACTGTTTTCTTTTGTACCATACTTTGTCCCATGTTTTATTTCTATCAAAAAAGCACTTGTAGAACAACTGATATATTCCTCTAACATCAGTTACATCATAATCTTCGACAGGCTTCCCTATAGAATAAAATCTTTCATTACCAATCCACAACGTAAAGCCTTTTTCTTTTTGTAGTTGTTTCCATTCTTTATCCCACTCTGGGTTTTCAAGTGGTATTTTAAAAATCAATTTCTCATTATCAACTCCAAGTTCATATAGATTCCCACACTTTACATATTTTAGTGGGGGTAATCTTCTATCAAACTTCATGTTAATTTTATTGTTTCCACCTTTTTTGTTTGGTGTCAACTCTTTAATCTTGTCAAACTTATTCTCTATAAGTTTTGTATCTTGTAGACCTGGAACAATAACTAAACATTCTAAATTAATTTCAGGGAATAACTTCCACAGCCATAGCCTATTCATTCCATAAGGTACTGTTATATATTTTCCATTTGTCCATACTTGTAAAGGATTTACAAATCCTTTATCTAATACATCTCTGATAAAGTGATATAATCTTATATCTATTCTTCCTTGCTGTCCTTGAATCCATGCTCTAGTAGATATAAGAGGGTATTCATAGTCTCGTACTTCTTTCATACCTTTATCTAGTATGTTTGTTTGAAATACTAGCATCCTATTAGGTGCCCAGCTAGAATTAAATATCATATGTATCTTCTCCTGTCATCATTGTTTCTTTTAACTCAGCTTTTTCATCTGGGTCTAGAGCAGTGTGCGGGCCGATTTTTAGTGTGTCCCAATTCATTTCTGAAACGAATGGCTCCGCTTTTCCGTTTCTCATCTTATCACATTTTAACTTAATACAAGGTTCTGCGTCTCCCCAATGCTGTATGCTGTAAGCAGCGTCAACAGCATCCAAGATTCCTTTTGAGAATCTTGCCTCTCCTTTCTCATTAGTCTGGAAAGCGGAGAGAACTAGAACTTTGCTCTCTTGTGCGAGAGATTTGAGACCTTTTGAGATCTCGATTTGCTCGGTCCAATCGTATTGTCCTGAACGGTTTGGTGCGTTATGGCGTCTAATCTGGTTTAGGTAATCTACTATCACTATTCCAAGGTCAGGTAATTGCGCTTGTTTCTGTCTCACTACACTTATTATTTTAGCTAGTGTAAGGGAGGGGTCATAATGTACATCTATTTGAGGCTTTTCTGCCAACTTATTTCTAGTAAGTTGATAGTGGAACTTATCAAAATCATGATGTTCCTTGTACTCATTAAGACATTCATCTCCACCTTCAAATCGGTCTGCCCACCAAGTCGCAACTTTCTCCCACTCCATTGGAGCAAGATTCTTAGTTTTTATACGATTAGTAGGCACACCTGTGGAAATAGCGGCAATTCTTTGTAGAATCTGTCTTGTGTCCATTTCAATAGTGAAATACAAAACAGATTTACCTTTTGCTTGGGCAGCGGTAGCAATATTACAACAAGTAAATGACTTACCTCCACCACGATTACCACCAATAACTACCAAGTCTTTGGGAGAGAATGTGTAGTCCAGGTCGTATTCTTGATTGAGACCGAGCGGCAAAAACTTAGATAAATCCTCTGGATTATCGAACAGTTCTATAGAATCCATACTTTCTGCTTCATCACTGGTTTCAACTCGGTCTTCGACTTGTACTACAATTTCTTGGAGTAAGTCAATGTTTTCACGAGCATCGCCAATAGCAATATGTTTATCTACATAGTCTTCGATTCGGGATAATATTTCGTTTTGCGTAAACTGGTTTTTTAGATAGTCTAATAATATAATAGAAGGAACGTCTGTTTCTACAGTTTCTATTGCATAGACTTTTTCTTGAAGTTCTCTTGAACGAACTTCGAGTTTTAAATCTTCAAATGTTGGGAGTGCTTGATACTTATGAACGTGCTTGTCTAAGATTTTCCATAGCTTACGGTACTCACCCTCAGGTAAGTAATGCTCTTTAAGACTGTTCCAAGTCTCAAAGTCTCCATTCGCAATGATTTGCTTAAGTAATGCACTTTCTAAAGTCAAATTGTCTCTCCCAAAACAAAGATTAAATTATAAAAAAGGCGAGGCAACCCATAAGGGAAGCTCGCCTGAGATGAATAGGTATTAGCCTATTTCTTTTTTAGCAGCTCCGTTATAGTCTGAGCACTGTAGACCTCTTCTAGTAAGCATAGTTTTAACACCTCTTACTGTTTTGCCAATTTCAGATGCGATATCTTCTACTGACATATCTACTATATTAAGACCATCTAAAGGATCAGCTTTGCTTGAGCCTTTAGTTTCTTTCTGCTTAGGAATAGCGTTGATTTCACCAGCTCTAAGTAGTGATAATGCTTTTCCTCTGATTGAGTTTACGCTTCTGCCCATAGCTTCTGCGATGTCCTCAATAAAAGCTCCGTCGTTTACTAATGAAACGAACTGGCTTTCTTCGTCTTCGCTGTAAGTTTTTACAGTTTCAACTTTAGGTGCAGGTTTAACATGTTCTGTTAACTGCATAGATAAGATTTTACCTTGAATTGATTTTGCACTAAATGCTCCACCTTCAAAGTTAGAAGCGATTTCTGCATAAGTGTAGCCACCTGAGTTATCTGTTACAAAGTTTTGTAACGTTGCTTCTTGCTCATCTGAAAAAGATTTGCTTTGTGAAGCTGATGCTAATTCAACTTCGTGTCCCATTTTTCTTAGCTTAGAAGAGACACTTCTTACTGAAGTCTCTAATTCTTCTGCTGCTGAAGCAACAGTTGCTTGAGATATAGGAGTTTCTCCACCGACAAAATCCACTAAAGCTTGTGTTCTTTCGTCTGTCCATTTTGGTAATGCCATTTTTAATTTTCCTTTATTAATTTTTTTAAATTGGTTATTATTACAACACCTCGGTCACGAGCTGTCTTTGTTTTTGCTGATTCGAGTCCACTCTCATTTATAAGATGAGTGCAGTCTTTTGTCAGACTTGATTTTACAACATACCCAGACTTTTCTAATACCAAGGTAGCATGTGCTTTTGTTGGGTAGCTTTTTAACTTACCTGATATACAAACGACGCCTGTGACCTCTTTCTTTTCTTTAATCTTGTTGTTCCAATTGAAGGGAAGGTTGTCAATGTATTTGTTAGGATAAAACTCAGTGTCTAACCACTGTAATAAGCTAGCTGATGCTTTTGGTCCGATACCTGCCTCAGTACAACTGTTCTCGCTAATATCTTCGATGTGAGATATTCTATCGCATAATTTTTGAGAAGCCGACCGACCAATAAGTGGTATTGAGAAAGCAGGCAGAATATCTACCAACTTACTACTTTTAGACTTTTGCAATTCGTCATAAAGTTTCTCAGCTAACTTAATACTTCCTAATCTTTGCTGTATTTCATCTACAGTAAGTTCATAAAGTTCTGGGTAGTCTTGGACTTGCAACTTAACTAGAGTCGCTGGTCCAAGACCTTTTATTTTAAGAGTAGAAGCAAAGCTTTCCAACTTCTTGCTCCATTGTGCAGAACAGTATTGGTTACGGCAAAATAATTGCTCATTGACCAATTCTAATTCACTATCACAACAAGGGCAGTTGGTTGGTGCTATAATCACATTCACTTAGCTTCTCTCTCCTAAATATACATATATTATACAAAAAGTTTAAGCATCTGTCAAGAACTTTTTTTCGGATGCTTGACTTATAAGCGTGAATCAATTTTTTAATCGTCCTCGTAAATGTGGGTATCTTCTACATAATCATTTCTATGTTTCCAGTGAAACCAAACTGCTTGAATCTTTTTAATTAAACTCTTTATTAAATCCATATTTCTTTATATCCTTTACTATTCTATCATGCATTAGTGCATGTCCTTCTTCTAACGGATGGTCTTTTTCTCCAAAGGGTACTCCCGCCTTTTTACACATATCATACATACCTTCTTCTTTTAGAAAAGGCAACCTTTTAAACCATTCCTTCTTACCTATTTGGGGAGTTTCCCATACAAAGTTTGCTCCCTCTCTAAATGTATGTTCTAAGTAGTCTGGTAAATGTACATAGGGAGTATTCGACATAGTATAATTCAAAACATTAATTCCTATTGACTTTAAGTAAATATTAGTTGTATACATATAATGTAAGTTATATATTAAATTAAATGGCATATTTCTTACATGCACCATATAATCCTGTAAAGATTTCTTAATAACACCTGGTACAGGATTTTTAGTTATATAACTATTTTCTTTATCCACAAATCCAGTTTTAGGATTCCAGTTAAAGTTTGCCCAATTAGCTGCTCTCCATATAAACTCATGATTATTTAGAGGTGCCCACTCTAAATACTCCATTCTATTAATTCCAGACCACATAATTACTACAAGTTTGGGTTGAAAGAATTGAGGCACATCATTTATAGTTGTCCTCCATATTCTATCATTACTTCCTCCAACCTTTCCATGATTTATACACTCTTGATTAAACTCTTCTGAAACAGACCAAGCAAACTTATGCTTCTTCTTTCCAACTTCCATTCCTCTAACAAAACTACATCCATTCCAATATATCATAGTACATCTACTCCATATTTTGTTTCAAATTGTTTTGCATCTTCCCAAGTGTTCACAATAGGTTGTCCTTTTATATTCAAACTTGTATTAAGTAACATAGGAACTTTAGTTACTTCATAATAATATTCTAGTATTTCTCTAAGATTACTTCCATCATTCTTTACTACTTGTACTCTTGCTGTTCCATCTACATGAGTTACGCTAGTGTAGTCGTGTTTTGCCTTAGATACAAACTGCATATATTCATTTGCATATCCTTCAAAGTATTCGTCATAGAACTCCTCTAGTATTGCTGGTGCAAATGGTCTAAACTTTTGTCTTCGTTTTATATCATTTACAGTATCTTTTACATCAGTTCTAACGTCTGCTAGTAAAGACCTATTACCCAAAGCTCTTGGACCAAACTCTGCTTGTCCATTTGCTACTCCACATACTCTTTTGTATACAAGTTTCTTTACTATTTTATTAACCTTTAAGTCTCTAAAAATGTTTTCTCCCCAAAAAGTGTGAGGATAATCTAATCGTTTCTTTGTGTGTGCTAATATACAACCAAGCGCGCTTCCTGCATCGCCTGGATTAGGAAATATCCACATATCATCAAACATAGGACGAATCTTACTATTTGCTACACAGTTTAAGGCAACTCCACCACCATATACTAGCTTAGAGCCATGCTTTCTTGCTTCACGCATAATTTTTAGTATTTCTTGTTCTATTGTATACTGCGCACTTGCGGCTATATCGTATGGGTGTTTCCAAAACCATTTTGTTAAAGGAAATCCATGACTACAATCAGACTGTACTTCTTCTGACATATCTATTTCTGCATCACCATATGCCGCCATACCCATTGTTATATACTCATCTTCGTTTGGTTTGAGTCCTATTCTTTTCGTAATAGCACTATAAAACATTCCCAAAGACCAAGGGTATTGCTTACTCCATATCTTTTTTCCATCTTTCCATATAGTTGCTGTGTCATACTCGCCTACTGCGTCTATAACTACACATACAACATCATCAGTAAATGGAGCAGTATAATATCCTGCCGCCATGTGACTCTCGTGATGAAAGATTGTTTTTATATCGTAATCTCTTTTTAGCTCGATTCGAGACTGACCATAATGCTCTCGTCTTGCTCTTTTAAACTCTGTGTTTTCATAATAAATAACTTGGTCTCCTTTCTCTTTTTGTACCAAGTTATCGGGCAACCATCTATCATTTTTAACTCTTGTATATCTTTCGGCTTGGGTTGCAAATTGTAATTGATTATACTCATCTACCACAGCTATCGCTGCATCATGGAAGCCTTCACTAATTCCTATAAACTTCATAATTCAAACTTTCCGTAGGCAAATATATTTTGACTGTATCTCATTCCTTTTGTAATTGTGGTGACTTCGTGTGATGATAGCGAGTGGAATAAAATCATTGTTCCTTGTTCAACAGGTGCTGAATATCCTTTTACAATTAGTCTACCCCCTTCGTACTCGCTGGGGTCTGACAGCTGAATAGCTGCAGAGATTTTTCTACATTCTCTTTTCTTGTCATATAAAGTATCGTCCAATATCATATCATAGTGTAATTTAAAATATTGTCCAACTCCATATCTATTGATAGCTGCTTCAATATGTCCATTTAAGTGTAAGTTATAATGTTGTTTATTGAAAGTTTTAAATGCTTCTACGACTTCCTTTCTTTTAATAGGTAAACGATAAGTTATGTCTGCATTTCTGTACCCACCAGTTGTGACTTTTCCATCTATGCCCCTGGCACTTGCGGTTATCCATTCATTATCGGGGTGATTTCTGAGTGAATCACATTCTTCCTTAGTATAAAAGTTTTCAATTATTGCTATCATATTCTTCATTCTTTTTTGGAAATGCCTCTAATATTTTAGACTCCATGCTGAAACATTCCGTGTGTCCACCAAACTTGTGTTGTGTTTTATGTCTATCTTTCTGAAACTGGTTGTGTAGCTTTTGCTCGAATCTCCAACAATCGTATATCGTCCCGCTCCACAAACGCTGAATCCGAATATCGTAGTTGGTGAATCCACGCCCTCTTCGAACTGCGTCTTTGAAGGTTCTTCCTTTTGCGATGCCGACTTTTATAGTTTCTCGTTCCCATGTTTTCATATTAACCAGTACTATGCCATATAGTATTCCCTCCCTGTCTTTTTCTTCAGGGTAGTTGCGAAAATACGTTTCGTTGTATATACCTCCTGCCATTAGACAGTAAATAATTTAGTTAAAAGTCCTGTTAATAATATAAAACAAGCAATAGCATTTAGAATAATTAAGGCTCTATCTTTCCAGATAAAAGCAACAAATAACCAACCTAAACACCCAAAGAAAGATAATACTGTATCAGCAGTGTTCGATATTCCTGTTGACCTAATAACCATAGCTGCAAGAAGGATAACACTAGCAGTCCATTTAACATACCAATCAAGGGTAAGTTTTGGTGTAGCACTTTTAAATATCCTGTTGCTGTTTTCCAGCTCTTCTTTTGCATACTTCATACTCTTTTTACAACGCGAGGTATTATTTCCCCACTTCTAATAACTTCTACATCACAACCTATTTCTAGGTTTAACGCTTCTATGTAACCAATATTATGTAGAGTTGCTCTACTAATAGTAGCTTCGCCAATCACACACGGCTCTAAGATTGCAACAGGTGAGACAGCACCAGACTTACCGACATTCCATTCAACATCAAGTAATCGAGTAACTACTCCTGCCTGTCTAGTTTTTAGAGCGAAGGCTCCTCTTGGGTGGTGTGAAGTGTGGCCTAATGTTTTAAAATATATATTAGAGTCGACCCTTACAACTTTACCATCCTGAGGATACTGGCTATAATCACTATGTGTGACAGTTAAGAATCCCATGTCTTTTATCATAGCCATATCTTCAGTCCAACTATCACATATTGCTGGTTGGATTCCATAAGCTATAAAAGTTATATCACGAGATTCAAACTCTTTTAAGTCCTTTAGATTCAAAGCACCACTTGCATAATTTCTAGCATTTGGTATTTCTTTTGGTGCAACAACTTCTCCAGTAATCTGTTTCAGTCCTTTGCTCCATATTTTATTTGGCACTAAAGTCTTAATTTTATCTGTAATATCTAGCCCTGCTTTTCCATCTCCACGAGTCAACGCCTGTGTCAGTACACCTTCTATATAAGTTATAGACACGGCTGCACCGTCTAACTTGGCAGTCATTATGTGTGCTTCTTTGGAATCCCAATCTGGTTCTTTATCTTCTCCGACAAAGACTTTCTGTAATGAATACATTGGGTAGGGATGTTGGAATCTTTCTTCACTAGAATCATACCCAACTTTATTTTCAAGTTCAGTATTCTCTACAAGTCTATCATACACATCATCAGGCAATATTGGGTCGCCCTCAGCGTACTTTTGATTACACAACTCTAGGTATTCTGTTTTATTCATATGTATATTATACAGAATATTTGAGGTTTTGTCAAGAACTATTTTTAAGGTTGATAGATTTTATCTATTGTTTCTTTAAAATGAGTTTCTAAAACTCCTTTGACTTCGGATATAGAAAGAATCTCCACTAATGAATCAAAAAGCTCTCTAGTATTATCGAAATCTATAGGTAGCGCAATGCCATCCCTTGTAGGCTTCCATGTTTCATCAAAGTCTTGATAGTATTTTCGTATGTGTAAATATTCCGTTTCACGAAAAGTATTTACCATTACATATACTTTCTCACTTTTTTCTTCGTTATAGTGTATACATTTTTCATACACTGCTGGGGCTTCATGTAGTTCTATCATTTCTCAGTATCTTTGCTAAAGGCACGATAGAAGTCACATTATCTGGAGCTAACAGTCTGTAAGAGTCGGTATCCCAGCAAAACAATAGAACTTGTTTTTGATTAGGTTTTGCTCGATTCTTTTTTGATTGTATATACTTATTATCAAAATCCATAGTGCAAACATTATATTTCAATCTGCGACTATTTTGACTTCGATATGTTACTATTGCATCACCTGCAGTGGTAACTCTTTTAATAAAGTCATCTTTCTTCATCTGTTCCTTGTGGGTGGTTAATATCTATTAGCGTCCCATCAATGGTTATGTGTTACAAGGTCTTTATTAAAGGTACAAAAATACACAGGGAGGTTGCCCTCCCCATGTTTTCAGGGGTAATTAATCGTTTAGTTTATTAATTAGAGTAGCGAAATACATAGCAGCTTTCCCTGTGAGCTTGCTTATGATAGCTGCATCGGCTTCTTCGCCCATGTCACTAATCGCTTTAGTCAGTTCGTCTTGAGCTGCGGCAACATTTACTCTGCCACCACCAGTTCCACCACTGCTTGACTTAACAGCTGGAGTTTTCTTTACATATACTCCTGCTTTAGTAAGAATCATTCTGACACCATTTGGGCTCTCGCCTAATTCTTCAGCAATCATCTTAACAACTTCCATACTGTTTTCTGGAGTTGGTTCTTCTACAGTATACATCTCTACTGCCTGAGCTTTAGCTTCGTCTGTCCACGCCATAGTTCTTTTCCTTTTTAATGTGTAGTTTTTAGTGTATTCGGCAAGAGTATAAGTATTACGATACCCTGGACACCAACCTGTGGTATCTAGCATTTGTTGGTAAAACCTGTCACTCATTGCTTATTTCCTTAATATAAATATATTATACAAGAAGTTTGGGCATGAGTCAAGAACTATTTTTTAATAGCTATACCCGTAGGTAATAATATCATTGTGATACAGCTCAGCAACATGACTACGAGTATTTAATGTATACCATCCTTTCCAATCGTACATTTCTATTGACTTCTCTACTTCTGATTTATCTATCACTTCTACTTCTAAATCTAATAGTTCCTGTTCCCAGTTTTCAAATCTTATTAAGTAATCGCAGCTTGCAAATTGTTCTGTTTGCATTATTGGTTTATGCTTATCAATCCATTTATCTAAACCAATGTAATCTAAACTTAGCATATATAGAGATACTACTCTCTCATATGGATTTCTTGTGACACCAATGGTCTTATTACTTGTTGTTGTTAATATCAATTTTATTCACCTTATATTCTTGTTTTAATTCTCTAGCTAATTCTTTTGCATTATCTAGTTTATAAGGCAATGTTTCTTTATTAAATCTATCTATTCTTTCGACAGCATCTAATAATGCTATTAATTTTTGAGTACATTGTTGTATATCATGCATTTTTGATTAAATCCTTAAGAGAGCTTAATTTATCTTGTGCTTCGGCAAGTTTGCCTAATTGTTTATCAAACTCATCAATTAAGTCTGAATGTTCTCCTATACCAACTGAGTTGGTAAAATATGTTTTTAGTACTGCCTTTGCTTCTAATATTTCAGCTTGATATTTAGCTATCAATGCTTCATAATATGGGTTTCCTCTATGCATTTTTATCTCCTAAAATCCCTGCTGTAAAAGATATAATAAATCTTTCTTTAGCATTATCATCAATCAATATTTTAAATAATGGTATACACGCTATAAATAACATTACCGCATACGCAATTCCACCAATAACTCGGTACTTATATACTATTGAGTTAGGTGCTACTTCTTTTATTGTTCTCATACTTGCTGGGAATGTTCTTAAAAACATCAATGCCCAAGCTGCGAGATAAAATGCAATAAGCCATTGAATTGCATCCATTTGTTTTTCCTTTTACATATACTCTTGTAAATGTCTTAGACTGCCCATATCATAAGCTGCTAATGCATGGTTCTTACCTGCAAAACTTAAGTGTGGGAAGTACGTTTTTTCTAAGTCCTCTTGTTGTGCTTCAATTGTATATACTAGATATAGCTTGTAGCCTCGCTCCTCTGCTTTTTCGGGCTGAAGTTCTCTTTGCACTAACGCTGGATAGTTCTGTTTTATTGCCCAAATCTTTTCACCAACTTCGAACTCCTCTGCTACGCATTGTTCTGGCAGCATAGCTTCTCTTCTACTTTCATAGTCGGTCATTGCCAATTTTTGTGGTACTCCGATTCTATCGATAATACCTTTGACAAATGCTGGAGACCTGTATAATGCTTTCGCAATATCACTTACATTGTCTCCATCAAGATATCTTTTTATTGTATCTTTTATTTCTGCTGCTGTTGCAGCCTTGCCTCTGTTCTGTGCTTTTCTTTTTGCACGGAACTCCATCGTTTCTAGATGGTCTGTAATAATGTTGCCTAATCTTGTTGTGTTGTAAGCTATGTTTAGTATACCACATGCTTCTTTCTTGGTGATTGGCTTACTACCATCAGTAGGGTTTAATAACTCAATTACCTTGGTTATATTTGCTTGTGTAAGATTTTCGTGTTTCTTTGTTCTCATTTTCTACCCCTAGTAAAATTATTGCATAATGTAAAATCTTGAGTAAATCATCAAGATTTCGTCCATCTTTCTTTCCAAATCTCTGAGCATACTTAATTATATTTCCTAGACAGAAGCCATCTCCATGTCCTGCATCAAATATAAACTCAGTTGATTGTATTTTATTCATACTATAGTGCTTTCCATATGTGGAATCAATATAGTCAGAAAGCAACTTTATTGCTTCCTTTTCGTTAAATCTGTTATCTGTATAATCACTCATCTGATACTACCATAAATAAGTTCATAATTAGTCTTGCGTTGTTCTTTTTAGTACCAAAACCACTTTTCATTGGAGCGTGCCAATAGTTTGCTGGATACAATACTAATCTATTATATCTATTATCTACTATTGTATGCGCACTCTCATATATGTTATCTAGCATTTCATTTTTTGAAGATGATACCATTTTTACTCCTTGTGAGTGTATTTCGTTATCAACTTCAAATAATGCTGTTCCAGAGTGTTTAGGAGGATTGGGAGTTAAGTATAATACACCTGCCCATGCTTTTCCTCCAATTGCTTCTTGTTGTTTTTGTACTCTGTTAGCAACATCATGGTGTACCCAGTTGAGTTTTTCTGAGGCTTCAAACCCCATAGTAAAAGCATGACTTCCTGATGTAGTACTAGAAACCCATACTTTTTTGTTTATTGCTTTTTCAACTAGATTTATTACTCTAATTCTAAGCTCTTGGTCTTGTGTGGAATATTTAGTACGCATCCCTGGATAACTTACTTTTTTAATATTTCCCCAAAAGAATAATCTATCAAGTGCATTAGCACGCACTTCATCAGGATTAGGTAAAAAATTGTCTATTATTGTAATCATTTAGATAGTTCATCTAATACATCTATCCCGCCATCAATTTTGGCAAGATATTCTTTCTTATCATCTAACTGACCTTGTAATAAACTTATTTCTGCTACTAAAGACTCTCTTTGTTTATTTAGATTTTGTCTAATCATCTCTCTATGAGATAATGTTGTCACAGGCTCTTTGTTTATTCCAAAGAGTTCATTAATGTCTTTGTCCATGCATCCGTACTCCATTTAATAATTTATACTCATCCCCATTACTTTTTCTAACTACTATAGGTCTTTTACTAAAGTAAAGATTATTTAATCTTTTTTGTATTGCTTTATGTAGTTCTTCTTCTGTTATGTCTTTTGGGAATACCATAGACATACCATTGACTTCGTACTTAACTAGTTCTGTCATTTTGCTGTAATCCTTTCGTCATACCATGCTAGACCTTCATCCCACCAATGGGGCTTGTCTCGGTGTGACCACTTGGCAAATGTTGCCTTGTCTGTGTGATAATAAAGTCGATAACTGCCTACCACGTCACTCTCATCTTTGAGGTCGTCTGGCATAGCCATACCAAATGGAGTCTGTCCTAGACGCTCCATATTCTTTGGCTCAGGCAGTTTGTTTACTACTTCTGCTATCGACTTATGTTGCTTACCATAACGATAATGATACTCGTCATTCAATGCATTTGCATAACAATGAGTCCATTCAAAGTTGTCAAGAGATGACCTAGTCCATATCGTACAAGGATGGTTGTACATCATTGGTAAGTATGGGGTCAATGGTCTTTCTTCCATTGGTAAGTCTTTAATTTTTGCCTTCTCCTCATTGAGGATTTTACTTTCTTCTTTGTTCAAGGCACGAGGAACAAAGCCAAGTACATGGTCTACCCAGATAGCTGTGCACAAAAGCTGTGCTGCTTCGAGTGGCATCTTCACTATGTGTTTATCCACATGGTATTCAGCACACTTGTCCATATCTTCATCTAGATAAAATAAGTTCATATTATATCCAGCACTTGTATTCTTTACACTCGCCAGTCAATGCGTCTACAGATTTACCGCAGACTTCACACGCTCCAATATGCCATGTTTCAAATGACTGTGTTGCAGAGTTCCACATCTGACAAGTTTTGTGTTCTTGTTGTTCGTTATTTTTCATATGTATATTATACTAAAAATTATAGATGATGTCAAGAACTATTTTTCTGACTTATGGCAGTATGGACATTTCTGCCCAAAGACAACGAAAACAATTTGCTTCCTAACTTTGCAGAAGTGTTTCCACATAGTTTCGCCTCTGAGCAGATACATCACTATTTTCCAAATGCTCTGCCTGCTTCGCTTATACCAAATGCTCCAAGTGTCACTACAACTAATGAGGTATAGATTGTGTCAGAAAACAACAAATCTTGTCCCATAAATGCAGTAATTAAATCACAAGTAGCAAAAATTATCATGAAGCCGAAAGAGATAAAACCAATAATGGCTTTTTCATTTACATCATTATCATCTAGAAACAAATCCATGAACTTCCGTTTAGGTGGTGCAAGCCTTTTCTTTGCAGCTTGGGCTTCCATCTTCATTTCTTTGATAGTATCTTCAGACTTATCTAGCTTCTCAATGAGAGCCATATACTTATCTAAATCTATCTCAACTTCGTTTCGTGAATTATCACTTCCTTCTGCCATAGTATCTCCTACGGTCTCCAGTCTAGCCACTCCTCCCTTTTCTTATGGAACCCATTAGGTTCATGAAAGTGAAAGGATATGGATATCCTTGGACTTAGAGTTTCTGTGTTATGATACATACCTTTTGGTATATAAAGTAAGTCGCCTGGACTTAACACAAAACTCTCTCTTAGAGTAAACTCCCCTTTATGAGGACTCCACTCATTATACATATTCCACTTAACTTGTCCTTCTACATGAAGTAGAAAGTTATCGGTTGAATCTGCATGAATTGTAAATACGTCTGCATCTTTTTTCCCTGAACAGTACAAGTTTGCCTGTCCTCTACCATAAACTTTTTCAAACTCCTCACACTGATTCCACATTTCTTTGTTTAAAAACTCGCTGAGAGCTAGAATGAAGGAGTGCCCATTTTTCCAAGCTAGATATCCACTTCTTGCTTGATATTTTGGGTCTTCTGTTTTACTGTATATATACTTAGGTGCGTCTTTTTTCTTACACCATTTGCCTTTGTCTTCTACTACTTGTAGTTGTGGCATCCTATCATGTCCACCAATTCCCCAACTATTACAATACTCATCAAACTGTTTCCAATCAAATAGATAATCAAATATAGGTCTTTCCGAGCGAATAGTAAAATGTTTCTTACCTTTGTATTCTTTTAAAAACTGTTCTCTCGTTAGTGGGCTAATAATCTCATCGAAGGTCATAATTCGGTTTCTCCATCATTTTTACTTTCTTAACATAATCCCAATAAATCTCCATTAGGTCTTGTCTGGGATGTGTGGAATACCCCCAACTTGTGTAGCGAGGATGCCAAGGTTGTGTACTTAATCCAGTCATATGTAATTGCCATATATCTTCTATTGGTCTTTGTGGTCTTTTTGCTATATTCTCATTATCTTTTATCCAAAAATAATCTTTATTGAAATGTCCTTGTGCTAGTTCTTTATAGTCTGTGACTTGTCCATCGTAAGAGTTCCATCTTGAATCTAAAGTATGGTATAAGTTTTTCTTTGCCCACTCTACATCAGGAGAGTTAGCGTGTATTTGCATCCAGTGTTTTTTATAATTACCTTCCCAATTTTTCATTTCATCTATTGGGTCTACAAAATCTTTCATCTTTTCACAATCAAACAGAAGTACACTATCTGCCCACCAACCATCATCTCTAGTTACTGTATTATCACATAGAAAGTCCCATGCACTTGCCATAGGTTTACCTTCGAGGTCAGTTTCCCACAAGTCTTTAATATCTCTAAAATTAATCATATCTACATCTGTATAGATTGCTCTACCTTTAAAGTTGCATAGCTCTGGTACTGCGTATCGAAAACTAGTAAAAGGTGTCCCCCAATTATTTCGAGTCCATCCCATCTTCTTTGGTCGCATGAAAGTTATGTCTAACTCTGCATCAGTATTCTTAAATAAAGAGAATAGATATACTTGTTCTATTATCTTATCTTGTGAATCGCTAGTCCCAATAAATATTTTAATTGCCGTATTCGACATAAGCTACTAACCCTCCTATTGATTCTGGTATATAAATATGCGACCATTTCTTAGAAAATGATTTTTGATGATTTAATTCTAACTTGAGTCTTGTCCACTCTCTTGAATCCCAAGCAAAGGTGTCTAAGTCCTCCACACCCGCTGCTTTTTGTAATGTCCAATGCTGTTCTGTTTCTTTTACAATTATATTTCCTTTACCTTTTAACTGAATATACGAAGCATTTACTCCTGTTTTCGGTATATGAAAGGTTTTAGAAGAACATTTAATTATTTTAAAAGAGTTAATAAAAGAACAGTCTGGAAACTTACTGTTAGCGTGTATCCACTCAAATATACTATCTCTTTCTTCTCTCCATACAGGAAAAGAATCATTATATACCCATCTAGCTCTATTATACAATACCCAAGCCTCTGCCTTCATAAAGTCAGTATCTCTTACAGGATTGTAGTATGCTTGTAAATGTTTTATTAACTTATTTAAACTTTCAGGTTGTTCAATAACCACTTGATTCTCCTCGTATAAATACTACCACCACATCTCTTGCTCCAGAGACTAGTGGTGTAGATTCGTGTTCGTGTATTGATGTAAACATAGTAATACTTCCACACTTTTTAATTGTATTAAAGTTGTGTCTAAACTTTTCCCTGTGTTTAATCCACTTAGGAGGATTACTACTATCCATATAAACGTCTGGATGAGTAAAAGTTTCTGCTACCTTTAAATCTCCTCCCTCATATTCTGAAGGATGAGTTAATTGTATACTACAACTTATTTTTCTAACTGATTCTTTGTTTAGGAAATTAGACAGACAAGGTCTATGGTCACGATGTGCGGTAAAGAACATACCTTTTTTATCGTATCTTACCCAATTAATTTCGTGTTGATTACGATTTGGGTATAAATGTAAATTATATGACTTTTTATTGTATAATGATACTGCATCATATAGTCTATCATAAAATGGAAAAAGTATTTGACTGAGTTTCTTACTATATCTAACAGACAGGTCTCCTTTAGACCACTTAGTACCTGCCATTTTCCATTCTCTATTATAGTTTAGTTTTTTAACTTGATTTACTTCTTCTTCAGACAAAAAATCAGGTATGTGACCAACTATGTCAGAGTTTCGTACGCTCAATTGCAGCTGTAAGTTTTTCAATTTTTTCCTCTAAAATAACTAATCTATCTTCTAATTCTTCTAACCAATCTTCGTTTTCTTCAAATCTTGCTTGTGCTGGTTCATTATTATCAAACCAATCTGAGTGTTTTTGCATAGCACTTTTCCAAAATAGCAATCTAAATAGATTAGTCATTATGTGATTGGATTATATCTAATGCTTGTTGAAACTCTTTCCCATACTTCTGTTGAATACTCATGTCAAACATTAAACAAGGTTTGTCTCCTGTATTTTTAACAGCAACCATTGTACTTTCGTCCATAAGTCCTGCTATACAAGTCCAAGACTTTTGTCCTGATGGATATTGTTTGTGTTTAATTTGTTGAATATGATGTCCTTTGTTCCAAAGAAACGAACCATTACCACTATTCCAAATAAATCTTATAGATAGTCTAGGGTCTCCAACTGAATTATGCCAACCTAAGTTTCCCCACTCTGCTGGTAATATGTGGCAAGACTTCCATTGAAATAGTTTACCTACTTCCACTTTAAATGAATCTAGTACTAAGTTGCTGGTGTTAAACCACTCGGTAGTCATATATCTTCCAGCGTAGTCTACTCCATTAGTTTCTCCCACTCCACTATGATTTTCATCATTCATAGCATTTAACAGACCTCTTAAATCTGCTTTTGGAATTGGGTTTTTCTTAAATGTGTGAGGTAATCTAAACATTGCCTCTGCCATAACATCTATTTTAGCTAATACGCCCTTATTTCTTATCTGTATTTCCTTGTGATACATTCTCTGTTGTTACCTTGCGATAGTAAATTACTACCTCTTTGAGTTCACGAATATATCGTTTTAACTCTTGCGTGTTATATGCCATTAATTCATAGTCTGGCACACTCATGGCAAAGAAAACTACTTGCCCCTGTTCTTTTTTTACTCTTTCTAAAAACTCGTCTAAGTTTTTATCACTGACTACATACCAATGAGGCTCTTTCAAGTCTATTTCTCTTGGTAATACTGGCTGTGCTATCTGCCTTTCTATTGGTTTAGCACTAACCTCTAATGTCTTGGTTGGTAGTAGGCTGCACGACGATACCATCATCAGCAGCGTCAATATCCCGACTGTCTTGTTCGATTCCATCAAATACCTCTTTTGTTGCTTTGTTTGCTCTAGTCTCTATGAGTCCAGGCTTTGCTGCGGCTAACTTAGTTAAGTTATGCCTTTTAAATATATCAAGATAGCGATTCATTTCTTTCTGTGCTTCTTGACTTTTTTGTTGTAAATCTGTTAATGATTTTGTTTGTAATGCAAAATCGTTTTGTAAAGTGCTAATTGCTTCTTCTTGCATTTGTACTGCACTTTCTAACTTAATGTTATTTGCTTTTAGTGTCTGGTTTTCATTCCACAAGAAATAACTGCCTAGACCTAATACTAAAATGATTGCTAAAAAGAACTGTTGCATTATAACTCCTCTATCTTGTAGTTCAATCCTTCTGCTCCTCGAATCTCTACTACCTCTTTGGTTTCAGTTTGAAACTTCAAGTATTTATCTTGTTTATTGAAAAACTTGCGAACTATATAAGTTGCATCATCACCGTCTCCGTATGTGCTGTTATAACTAACAGTTAACTTATATCTTGTCGAGAAATAACTCAGTATTTTTAACCAAAGTTCTTTCACTTCCAATCCTTTCCTTCGAATAAGTTCGCCTCTGCTTCTCTACGGCGAATAAGTCCTTCAAGAACTTTACCACCAGCTTTATTCCATCTTTTGATTTGAGCAGGAACGCCCTCGAAGTCACCTGAGTTTACTACTTTTAACATAGTTGAGGCATTTAGATTACCATTGCCTAGATTGAATGTCCAACTGACTAATGCGTCAAATTGATACTGTTCTAGTGGTACTGTGACGGCTGCTTTTACATAGTCTTCGTACTCTACTATTTCTTCTACTAGTAATTCGTCTGCTTCTTCTTGAGTAATTACTTTACCTTCTTCTGCAGTTTTAATATGACCATATCCAATAGTCCATACTCCTGCTGCGCATTTATATGCTCCTAATCCACACCCTTCAAAGTGTTTAATTAATTCTAATCCATTTTCTGATATTTTCATTTGCTTCTCCAAGCAGGGGAGAGACCGAAGCCTCTCCCACATCGTTGACATTCTATACAAGATAGGATAAGTTTACACCTATGATACTTGCACCAAAACTGATTAAACAGATTTGGCTTACAGTTTCACAGAACTCTCCATTCTCACATATTGTATCACGAACTTTGATAGCGATTGCTCTCATTTTAGTTTATCTCCAAGACTTTCCTCTTAGAATCTGGAGTTCGTGATAAGTGGATTGTCAGTAATCCGTCTTGTAGATTTATTTTATCTACTAATAGGTCAGCGTTCAGAATAAATCTTCGTTCAAAAGATTTTAGACTAAGACCTTGATGAACGAACTGCTCATCATCACCTAGTTTGTGTTCCTTTTTACCCTTGATTTGAAGTTCTTTGTTATCAAAAACAATCTCCAATTCATCTTTCTTCCAACCGGGCACTGCGATTTCTATACGATAATCGTTGTTCCCTGCTATTAAGTTATATCTAGGATAGCTACTCTCCGTATAAGACGGGAGGTTAGGCATATCCAATCCAAGCCAAAACTTACTTAAATCTATACTCATTTTTATCTCCATAATTCCTTTTCAGTAAATATTCACATCTCCTTTCGGTAGATGCACCAATACGTAAGTGAAACCTATCACTTACAAAATAATTATATCAAAAATTAACCTTGATGTCAAGAACTATTTTTCATCATCAAAAGACAGAAGTCCTTTTTCCTCTAAAAAATCAATTGTTCCTCTTATGCCAATCTGTTTTCCAAAGTAGTATGCACCTACTGTAAACCAAATTAACACTATTATATTGCTTATATCATTATTCATAGATAATATTATAACAACTTTGTGGGCTTGAGTCAAGACAAATATTTAACATATCTTAAAATAGTTCTTGACAAACCCTCTCAAAGTCGGTATAATATATTTATAAAAAAATAAATACAATGGTGTGTTTATTAAGCAAGGAGAAAGAATGAGTAATACTACTACATTGCGTCAAACACATTCTGATTTCGGTGGAGGTCAAACCATCTTTAGTAAAGGTGCAAGAGACATAGAAGCGAATCTGAATAGTGTAGTTCCACTCGTAATGGAACAATTAAAAGAGGACTACCCTCATTACACTATAGAACATCATAAAAATATTCGTAAGGATAGCAGTTTCTATGATTTAATGGGATATGAACTTCACAACCCCAATGCTAACATCAAACCTGATGGTGGCATGATTACAGTAAATGGTTATCCTGTGTTCTTTGGCGAAGTCAAAAATCAGGGTACGAATCACCTAAGAAAACGAGAAGGATTACCTCGTCAAAGTATGGGTAATGGCATTGAGCGTATCTACAAAAACATTGTAGAGATTTCACACATTATGAAAAACTACGACTGTGTGCCTTATGTTATCTTTGTGCAAGGTTCTGACTTTCATCAAGGCAGTTCAATCATTGATAGACTTTCAATGCTCTCGCCCTTCAATCAACTGAAAACAACAGAAACAAGTGTGTTCATTAAAATCAACGATAACTGGGATGATGAACCAAAGACATTCTCTGCTGCAGAAATGTATGATATTACGCTAGAGAGATGCAAGGAGTCTCTAGTTTACTACAAAGCGAGGTCACTCAATGTCTAATTGGACACAAGAGCAAAAGGACTTTCTTAAAAGGCACTACGGAAGTTTGCCTATTGAAGAACTTGCAAGTAAACTTCAGAAGAGTCAAGACGCTATCTATTCAAAAGTATACTACTTGAGAAGGCGTGGTTGGACATTTGGAGGTGACAATGCCAAGCGTTAATCTAAAAGGAATGAGCTTTGAAAAAGGACTTCGAATCTTTCGCAAGAAAGTAATGAACGCTGGTATCAAAGAGGAAGTGAGAGAACGTAAGTACTACACTAAACCTAATGATACTAGAAATCAAAAGAATAATTATAGGAAGCGAACACGAGAACTCGAGAAGCGAAAGTCATACGAACTCGAAAGAAGACGAAGAATCACATCAAATCGTTAAAAGCAAACATAAATAGTCGAATTGAAAAACACTTCAGTTCGACTATCTTCGATAGAATAAAATATTTTTTCGATACCACAACTCACCCGAACACACAAAATCATACCCCTTCGAAAAACACTTCTTGATTTCTGTTGAAAAGTATGATAAAATAAATACATAATTTGATATACAGTCAATACAAACTACCAATTACACTCGTTAGTCCTAACTGATGAATGACGCTAGAACGAAGCGTAAGCGAGAGTGATAGCGGAACATCTAATCTTGGACAATGATAGAGTGTAGATTGTATAATCCAATCAACAAGATACAACCAAGTATCGACTAAACTCAACTCAAGAGTTTAATAAAACCCACATTAACCACTAATTACTACAAAACTCTTTCAAGTAAACACAACTTCCGCCAACCGAAATTATTTTAAGCAATAAAAAAGGGACGTAAAGCCCCTTAATTACCGATAATTCCCTCTAGTTAAAACCAACCATCTCTAGACCGAGGTACGTTCTCGTTTTGAACTATTCTTATTCTCTGTACTGGTATTGTATCTCTATGACCATCTCCGAATCTTAGTCTCGCTTTCATACCCGTTGGGGATTCAATCAGTCCCATGACTTCTGCATAGATTCCATGTGTTGCTAGTTTATCGTCCTTACTTATTTTTGCTATACGCATCTTGCTAACTCCTTCAGTGCCTGTTTAGGTGCTTTTTCTAACCCCGCTAGGGCTGTGATAGGTAGTTCTAGTCTCTCTGCGAGTTCTTGAACTAACTCTAGTTTCGTGACTGGTTTCTCACCCGTTTTGGTTAGGTATTCAGTCTTTCTATAGACTCCTTCTCTACTTAACTTACCTATAATAGATTTCACACTCTTGTCTAACTCATCTGCTAGTCTTTCAACTGTTTCTCTACTTGGGTCTAGTCTGTATTGATTGGTCATCATTTCTACTTGGTCTTCAGTGTAGTTTACTGCCATAATCGATTCTCCCATTTTTTAATTAATCTTTCCACTGTATATCTAGACATACCCCATTCTTCTGCACAAGTGAGTATTGCATCTTCTCTACCGAGTTTTGCTTCCCAGTCATAGAACTCATACTCCATGTCATCTTCAGGTATAGACATAATTACTCCTATTATCTGCTTCGTGTGCTTCCCACTCACGAATTAAAGCGTCTCCTCTTAGTCTTTGACCAAAATATATCACTTTTCCACTACTTAGTTTTCTCTCAATAAGTCCACCATTGTACTCAATATCTAGGACTGATTTACCTTCTGCTGTATCTTCAGGTCTGTTATCATACCACATCGAGTTTAAACTATGTGCATGCACACCTTTAACTCCTTTAGACCATTCTTCTGCTTGTATGAGTTTTCTTTGTCTCTCTACTATATCATCAAACTGTCCCATTGAGTTCTCCTGTCTCAAAAAAGTTATAAACAAGTTCATCTGTCCACTCCGCTGGAACTATACCAGTGTCTTTGTATTCTTCAAACCACTCGAAGTCGTCATCTTTTAAATCGCACTGCAACTTTTCTTCTAGCAGAGTATTTAACTCACCACCATCAATGTATTCCTCATCAGAAGAACAATAGTATTCGCCTTCTTCGTGGTATGTTTCAAAGAAGTCTCTACCTATAAAGTTTCTGAACTCATCTTCATATGTCATTTTTGCACTTAGTTCGATATTGAACTTATTACTAGCAAACTCTAACATATTGCATACCATTTGATGTGGTGTAGACCACGCACTATAACCATTCATATAACCGTGATTTTCCCATTCTTCAATGTTTACCCACTTAGCACCACAGTTATCACAATACCACTGGTATGACTGTTTTATCCAACCATCTTCATCATACTCTCTAGCAATATTACTCATAAAAGGTTGCTCGTGTAAGTCTATCAACTCCTTATACTTTATAGGAGGTTCGCCCTCATTCCAATGTGGTCTTTCGTGTTCTTCACTTTTGAACAGAGAATCCCATTGTTCGTCAGTTAAACCTTCTACGCTTAAATTAAAATAAACATGATTTGCCATTATATATCTCCCTCTTTTCTTACTTCACTTCTTATTACTTCAAAACCATTAGGATAACGCTTTTCTAACTTCCTAATGTTTTCATCCATTACTTCATCAGGGGTAAAACCTAATGCTTTACAACCCTGCACCCAATACCAGAGAACATCTCCTAGTTCTCTTTTCATGTGGAAAATCTCATCATTTGAGAACTTACTATCTGCCTGAAATACTTTCTTTTTAACTACTTCAGCAAACTCTCCACTTTCTGCCATCATACCTATCAATGCAGTCATTAGTCTTGCCATATCTATTTCTTGCTCAACTACTTCACCATCTACTGTTGAGTGATTTCCTCGTAGGTATTCTACTCTATCACACATTTTGGTAGTATCTTTACTTACTGCTGAGGTACAACTATCTACAAATATAGCATAATCATTTATCTTACTCACGCTACACCTCCTGATATATCAGATATGAACTTCTCCATCTTTTGAATTGCTTCCATATCTTTTTTGAGTATGAGTTCATCATCTCTTATTATATTGCCGTCCTCTAACTCTATCCACATATGTTTACAGTTTCTTGTTGGTGACTCCCAATGTGGAAACTTACGTTTAGTGTCTAAAGGGTAGTTAATGGACTTTATCTTACTACCATTTGCTTCCATGCCTACTGCATAGTGTCTATTATATTTATTTGCCAATGTCTTTCACTTCTCCTTTAGGTATCACTTGATATGCACCCTTGTTATAAGCAATCGATACCGTGTACTGCTTACTGATGTCTGCTTTGAATGAGTTATCCTTAGGCACAGTATATTCTCCAACTGCTGCACTTGGATATGTTTTCTCATCACTTTTAAACTGTTTGTTTGCGACTTTATTAAAATTAGGTGTCGCTTTTTTACTTGTATAAAGGTGTTTTACCTTTCTTTTACGACCAAATTGGTCATACATCATACTACCTTTTTTCACTATCTTCTCCTAAATTGATGTTCACACCGTAGAGTATACCTAATCTATGTAGCATTTGCTCATACTCAAAGGTCAACTCTACTATGTGACTGTTTATTGCTTCCAAGTCGTCTAAACACAACTTGATTTCTTCCTCGTGCCTCTGCAGTTCCTCTTTGAGGTTGTCTGCTTCGGTCTTTGTTGGGAAAGGAATTACTTTACCCACGCCAGTCGTCCTTGTTATTAAAGTACATATATACTAAGAACATTGCGACTAGAATTAATACTGTTAAGTCCATATCGCCCCCACTAGCATTATAATTAATGCTGTATAACCGAACAGTAGTAGGAACCAATCTACAGAGTCAGAACTATCGAATGGTTCCCAAATTGCATCAAGTACTTTCCTCATCTCCCCTGTCCTCTGTACTTCTTGAACGAACGCTTCTTGTTCTTGTTCATATTAAGACTGATGTGTCTGTGTGAGTCGCCTTGTGCTGTTTTCTTTACATGACTCTGATGTACTGCTTTACCACCCCACCTCATGACTGCACCTCAGGACTTACCCACTCTATTTTGATACCTCTACGGACTAGTTCGTTTAGACACTTCTGTCTTACTTTAGGTTTCATATTTGAACCTCTGTCGTTGATGTACTCAAACAACTCTTGTTTTGGTGTGTTTTTGAGGTAGAAATGCTCCGTAGGTAATTTACTTGCTGGAACTCCTCTGATATATTTTTTTGCACTTGCTTTAAACTTTGCTGGCATAATGTACTCCTGTATTAAATTGTTAAACTTGGGGCAGTCCACAACTCTGCCGTGTATGTTCAGACATAACCTCCACACTCATTCAGTTAGGAAAATGTGGTTTCCTTTTCTTTTCATACATATATTATACTCACTTTTTTACCATCTGTCAAGAACTATTTTTAAATAGGTAGAAAAGTTTGATGTTAACTTTTGTAAGACAAAAAAATGGGACGCCGAAGCATCCCATCCAAACTGTTTGTTTTTTAAAGTGGTCGTGTCGGAATTAATCACAAACCTATCCACTGCGTAGCTAGAGGTGATGGATATTACAAACTTCAATCGAAGGTGCACTGCTTATTTCGCATCACTTATCTACTAAGTTGCTCTATTTTAAAGTCTTTGAGATTGACTATTGTGTCGACTAATCGAGTGCGAACTTCTTCAGTATATCTACTGAGTGACAGAGCGACTTCCGTTCTCGTTCCATTCTCTTTCCTATCTAAAGGTTGCGACAAATCTGGGTAAACTGCCCCTCGTCCCGCAGTATACATTGGAATCACACTCTTGATTCCTTACTCTCACTCGGCACACTATGTGCACCAGCATATGTATCTGCTTACTTCCGTGACATCTTGCGATGGCAGATAACGTGGTTTACTTCTTGGTTTTATCCAACTTTCCCGAAGGCGTGGAATAAACTCAGCGTGGTTTCCTCACTCTACAATGATTGTTTGGTCGTAATCGTTGCGTCCTATTACCTCTGCTTTAGTAAACCCGAAGGTGGTAACGCCCATTAAAGCAGTAAAACAAATCGATTTTATACTCTCGATAGAGTGCCGAGTTATTTTGGTTCGTTATGCTCCGCTTACACCCTTAATCTACTCCAAGCAAAATGTTGGAGAGTATGGAATTACTGGAAGTATCCCCTCAAACCATTGTCGCATCAGTTCATGCGGTTATGACTCTATCTCCTTGCTGCGGAAGGTATGTCTCATAACGACTATCAAAAGCGGAGATTATTCACAATTAACGCACTCTCAAAATCCCAAAAGAGCATACGGCAGTGTTTAACGACTCGCCAGTCAAGTAGAAAACAACTCTCGATTATTTATTCGCTACCATTTTCTCTAAGAGTCTCTATGGGTCACTGCTAAATCATTTATTTTTTCGATTTATTGTTGTTTTCTTTGTTTCTGAATATATATTATACTCACTTTTTAACCTCTTGTCAAGAAAAATATTGATTTTTTTCTCGAAAGGTGGTCTGGGCAAGCAGTTTAATTTTAAGTGTTGCTACCAAGTAATTGGTCTGTTATCACTTTCTGATGCCCAGTCCCAGCGTGTTCGGAGGTTCTGCGTTGCTTTCCCACTCAGTATGTCGGTGGTTCTGTTAGTTGCTTTCCACTCTCGGTTTCGCTTTCTCTTTCTCTCAAAAGATACATATATTATACCGACTTTGAGAGGGTTTGTCAATAGAAACATTACTGTTTTTACTGAAACTTTACTTTGAACAGGGGGGTGTATTTGACCCACCAAAAGCGAGGGGTGAGGGAGTCGAACCCCCGACTGTCACTAAAGTATCTTATTAGTGCCGTGCTTCCGTAGACACCTACCCCTCTAAACTTCTTACCCTGTTCAAAGTAGATTACTTAGGGTAATCAATCCTTGACACTTATTGTGAGATTGCGTCAACTAATCTTTGTAGGTCTTGCTTGCCTGCTTTGACTAAAGTCGGAACTTCAATTCCAAAGTGGTCAGCAATTTGAGCAACTAATTCTGCTTTTGCCACTACTGGTTCACCAGATTTGGTTGTTCTAGGTTGTGCTACATACACTCCCTCTCTGCTTAGTTTAGCAATGACACTTCTTGTAGTCTTGCCGAACTGTTCTGCTAGTGCATCTACAGTATCTCTACTTGGATTTTCTGTGTATGCTTCAGTCATTTGATTGACCATTTCTTCTGTGTAATTTTTTGCGTTTGCCATATCGTATTTCTCCCAATTATTTATAAGTCTATTATAGTAAATATTTTCACACTTGTCAAGGATTTTCTGAAAAAAGTTTGATTTTTTGTTTTTCATTTTCTTTCCCTCTCAAAATATACATATATTATACGCGCTTTGTATTCCCTTGTCAATAGAAAATGCACATTTATTTATAAAATATCGCAGTCTAACTTCGGGGGGCGGGACGCGAAACCACCTCGCTTCGCTCGAATCAACGCCAAAAAAGGGCAAAATTGTGATAATTCCCCTTGACACCCGCGCAAATCTGTGCTAAAATAAGAAAGACTTCCTATATCCCCGCGCAGCGCTGCATCGCTTTTACACTTCACTTTAGCACTTATCGGTTTCGCACTCTGGCGCAGGCGACGCTTTGCCGAAAGCCTTTGTTTATGCGGGGTTATGCCCGACCGCTGTGAGAGACTGCTCAAATTAAAATAATTAGATAAAAATTAAAGAAATCCTTGACAAACCCGTCAAAGTGTGATAAAATCGGCGCGGAGCGCTTTGGCTAAAAATAATTCAT